TTGCGGATCGCGTAGATGTGCATCGTGGATGCTCCGGTGAAGCTGTCGCGCTCGACAATGAGCAGCTTACCCTTGTGCCCGGCGGACATTCCGCACCGCACCGCGTCGTCGATATTCTCGAACGTCTCAGGATAGGGGCGCGGGCGGTTCGGCGCGCTGGGGTTCCAAGCGCTCGCCATCTCCGTGATGTTAAACGCCTCGAAACTGTAGCGGCTAAGGGTTACAGGGCGGGCGGCGCTCATGCCGCAGCCCTCGCGCGGTCAGCCCCGGCGATCTGCGCAGCGACGCGCGCCACATCGTCGCGGTAATAGCATGTCGAACCGCCGACATCCCGGCCAGTCGCGGCGTCGATTGCCATCGTGACGGTGACGGACAGGCCAACATCATCCGCGAGGCGTGTGCGCTCATCGCGGGTCAGCTCGCACTCATCGAGGATCGGCGTCACGGCGGCGCAATGAATCCGACCCAGCCGGATCACGCGGGCGTCTCTGCTGTCGTAGCCCGTCCACTCATCGACAGTCTGGGTATAGCGATCGAAGTGCCGAACCACGGCGGGGTGATTACGCGCCGCGTCGTCCAGAACTTGGAGCGCTTCAGGCCTCAGATACCAGGGTTGCACTTCGCGTCTCCCATCGGGTTGATGGGAGATTGTTCGCATATTGCGAATGTTACGTCAACAAGGTATTTCGCATTTTGCGAATATCATGCATCCGACACGTCAGCGGCCACGGAATTGCCTTTTCACTGGCTATCTGGGAAGCAGCGACATTGCCTTCCGCGCTCAACGATACGACCAACTATGTAATCAACCTCATATCCATGAGGCCGTGAAGAGAATTGAGAAAGCAACACGTCAAGCTCCGTCTCCAAAACCTCGCAAAGGGAAGCAGCGGAAATCGTAATTAGCACCGGCCTGTCACGCCCTTGGGTGGTATCAGAATCAGCGTGCTTTGTCATGTATATATCTGCCTTCCGATTCTGCAAATCGTCCTATGCGGTGCAGTGCTTCCAAAGTGCATCGAACCCAGCCTGATCGGAGATTTCCTCGATAAGCCGATCCGCTCGGCGGCATGGTTCTTCGCCAGACATGGCGCACAATCTTTCTGCGCTGATAATATCGGCTTCGTCCGACGACACAACAGGGTCAATCATCGCCGAACCTGATGATGGTTCAGCCACGAACCGATGGAACCCGGAATACCCGCCAAGTCCGTTGCGCGCATTCACCTGACCGCACACCATCGCCAAACCATCATCAGGTTCGGCTACTTGAATATCCCGAAACATGGCGGATTGCGGGTCTTTCAACGTCGTGCGAACATCACTTTCCGCCTTTGACCTGAGGTTCGAGTCAGTGCCTGGTATGAATTGGCACGCCCCCAAAAACGGAATGAGAAACACCACAATCCTACTCATAAGTCCCATCCTTCGGCACTATGACCTGAGCCATTTTGACGAGCTGGCGACGTTGCTCGTCATTCGCGCTAAGCCATATCTCAACTATGTCGGATGGCAAAGTGTAGGGATTGTGGTCGAGAAGGTGGCCCGGAGTTGTGCGGAGCTCCGGAGCAAGGCGCCGTAACCATTTTGCTGACAGCGCGCGGTTGCTGTTCACCAGATCGCTGACCATGCCGGGTGTGATGTTGAGCTTTCTTGCGAGGTCTGCGCCCTTCACTCCCTGAAAACGCATCCAGTCGCCGAGGTAATTAGGGCCGCCGTTTTTGTCGGAATCATGCATGTCCCCATTTTGCGAAAGCGGGAAATGTATGTCGTTACCACTTTTGCGAATTTTGGCGCTTGCTACAACGTTCGCAATTTGCGAATATGACGCCATGCTGAAACCTGAACGCCCCACTGATCTCGCTTTGCTGGCCGGCATAAGCATTTCTTACGCAAGCGAAATCTTGGGAGGCACGCGCAAACCATCGCGGCCGCTTGCCATCCACATATTCCAGAAAACAGGATGGCGGCACGACAGTATTACCGATCTCACCGATGAGCAGATCGACCTGCTGTCGCAAATCGAGCCATATCCATCCTCGGAGGCCGCCGCATGATCTGGCGGGTGGGGGATGTCGCTGTTTGTGTTGCGACAGGCGAATGGGTTGCCTTCAGGCGCCTCCTGATCTTCCGCATTCGCCGACACGGACCAGCCTATCGCCAGACCCTGCGCGTCGTCAAGGCAATTACCGACGCCAGCGGAACATGGCTCTACTTTCCGCAATGGCAGACGTGGTTCAACGCACGATGCTTTCGCCCGGTTCAGCCCGCCGAGCAGCCTTTTGCGCAGGCAATGCGCGATCTCAAATCCCCCATTCATGGAGAGCCTTGTGTCTGATTTTTCCGGCAATGTCTTGCGCGTCAATTCGGTCGAGGAACAAACAGCTTACCGGTCGGCGATTGCGCGCATCATCACCAATATCATGCGCGATCACGATCAGACGATGGTCGAAATCGCCGAGAAAATAGACATTTCGGTCGGCACGATCTCCAATGCCGCGAACAAGAAAACCGATTTGCAGGCGGTCTATCTCAAGCGCCTCGCCGAACATTACGGCCCGGCGACGCTCGACCCTTATGCGGCGCTATGCGGCGGGCGGGTTGTTCCGATCGATGCCGAAGATGTCGACGCGATGGTGCCGCTGGCGGCGTCGGTTCATCGGCTGGCGGTGGCGCAGGCGTCCGGAAGTGAGGGCGGCGCTGCGATCACGCATCGCGAACTTCTCGGCATGGTCCCTGATCTGCACGCGGCGCAGAGAGCCATCAGCAGCTTGCTTGCGCGGGCGGAAAGGGTGGCGGCGTGAGGGATATTCTTCCCATGTCGGAACGCGCCCGGATTGTCATGGGCATGTTGAACGCCGCCGCAGAAAGAAACGACTTTTGCCCGAGCAATAGCCTGATTGCTACCGCGATTGGCGCCGCGAGCATGTCGGCTGGTGCGAATATCATTTCGTTCCTCGAGATCAATGGAATGATCAAGGTTGAGCGCTCGCGCAAGAGCCGTGTGGTCACAATTCGCGAAACCGGGAAGCGAACGCGCGGATCGATTGCAAAAACTATCAACCCCGCTTGCCGCACGCCGTCGTCCGCATGGAACGCCAGACGCGACGCTATCCTGATGGAGGCTATCGCCAACGAACTGGATTTCGAGCAGGCGGCAAAACTGATCGGGTGCTGCCCAGAACAAGGGGCGGCGCGGTTCGATTATTTGCGCTCCACAATGGGGGCACAGGCGGCATGACCCTCCTCGACCACCTCGCCCGTTCGCAAGCAAGGCAAAACCGCTGGGCGCATCAGGACCAGACCAACGATGCTATCCGGCGCATGATCCGCGCAGGCGCGACGATAGAGGATGTGCGCCGCCGCTTTCACGTTTCTCAGACCGGATACGAGCGGTTGAAGCAAAATCAGTATTTCTCCCCGGCGTCCGGCGGCGTCGATAACGAGGCGATGGGGTTGTGCTCGTCCCCGAGCCCGGTGGGAGCGCGGGGGTCATCCTTTCCCAGTTGTGACGGGCTCCCGCCCGAGCAACGACCGCGCCGAGAATCTTCTTCCGCCGGGAATTCATAAACGAGGGGTGGGGGATGATGGAGCTTCGGCCATATCAACAGACCTTGCTCGACGATGCCAGGCAGGCGTTTCGGCAAGGTCATCGCGCGGTGCTGTTGCAGATGCCGACCGGTGCCGGAAAGACGGTGAGCGGCTCCCATATGATAGGGGGTTCGTCGCGTCGCGGTAATGTCTGCTGGTGGCTGTCCCATCGCCGGGAACTGATCGCTCAGACTTCAAAAACATTCGCGGCCGTCGGCATCCCGCATGGCATCATCGCTGGCGGGCATTCAACCGACCCTCACAAGCTTGTCCAGATCGGATCGGTTCAAACCGTTGCGCGCCGTCTCGACAAGTTGACACCGCCTGATCTCATCATCTTTGACGAGGTTCATCACCTTGGCGCTACCCAATGGGGGAAAATCTATGAGGCTTTCCCCGCCGCCAAGATTGTCGGTCTGACCGCTACACCATGGCGGCTCGATGGCAAGGGGCTGGGCCGGTGGTTCGGGGCTATGGTCAATGGTCCCTGTGTTGCCGATCTGATCGAGGCTGGTGCGCTATCTCCCTATCGGCTGTTTGCTCCATCCGCGCCCGACCTTTCGGCGGTCGCAACGCAAGCGGGAGACTTCAAGAAAGATCAACTCGCCAGCGTCATGGACAGGCCATCGATCGTTGGCGATGCCGTTGGCCATTACCGCAGGCTCTGTTCAGGCAAGCGCGCGGTGGCCTTTGCCGTCAACATCGAGCACAGCCGCCATATCGTCGACCAGTTCCGTTCGGCCGGGATCCCCGCCGAGCATGTCGACGGCACGATGGATACGGCATCGCGCGATGGAGCCATCCAGCGCTTCACCGCTGGCGAAACACTAATCCTGTCAAATTGTGAACTGTTCGGCGAGGGTTTCGACGTTCCCGCGATCGAGGCGGCAATATTGCTGCGCCCGACGAAATCGCTCAGCCTTCATTTGCAGCAGGTGGGCCGAGCATTGAGACCGGCGCCTGGGAAAGACGCCGCGATCATTCTTGACCATGCCGGTAACAGCCTGATCCACGGCCTGCCCGACGATGAGCGCGAATGGAGCCTTGATGACCGCGAAAAGCGCAAGGCCGGCGAGCGCGGCGAGGTAACGATCAAATCCTGTCCGGAATGCTTCGCGGTGCATCGTCCATCGCCGTCCTGCCCTCATTGTGGATATGTTTATGTCGCGGCCTCGCGCGAGGTCGAGGTGGTCGATGGGACGCTGGAGGAGGTGGACCCTGCCGTGCTTCGCGCTGCGCGCAAACAGGAAGAACGGGCCGCTCAAACGATTGATGACCTGATTCGCATAGGACAGGAGCGCGGGTATAAAAATCCGGCTGGATGGGCCAGAAATTACTTTGCCGCGCGCCAAGGTGCCAGACAGCGCTACCAGCCAGATCGGCGGTGGGCATGAGTTGGTCCCCTCAACAGGAGCGCGCCATCAGCGATGTTGCGACATGGTTGAAAGACCCGCACGGAAAGCAGGTATTCCGCCTTTTTGGTTATGCAGGAACCGGTAAGACAACTCTGGCAAAAGAACTGGCCAAGACAGTGAAGGGCAAGGTTCTGTACGCCACATTCACCGGCAAAGCGTCACTTGTATTGCGCAGTAAGGGCTGCGACGAAGCGTCAACGATTCATTCGCTGATCTACAAGGTCGAGATAGACGAGAAGACTGGCGAGGCGTTATTTTCGATCAATCACGATAGCGATCTTGCCGCCGCCGCACTCCTCATCATCGATGAAGTTTCGATGGTCGGTGAGGCGTTGGCGAAAGACCTTCTCAGCTTCGGGAAGCGCATCCTGGTGCTTGGTGATCCCGCTCAGCTCCCGCCTGTGAAGGACGAAGGGTTTTTCATCAACGCTGCGCCCGATGTCATGCTGACGGAGGTCCATCGCCAAGCGCAAGATAATCCGATCGTCCGCATGAGCATGGATATTCGGGAAGGTAATCGCCTGCGCGCTGGCACATATGGTGAAAGCCTTATTGTCGATCGGGGGGACATAGACCGGGACGAACTGGCCCAACTGGTTTTGTCTGCTGACCAGTGTCTTTGCGGCCTCAACCGAACGCGCGTCACTTATAATCAGCGCATTCGGGCACTGAAAAATCTTTCCGGTAGCGCGCAGCCTTGGCACCCCGCCATCGGCGACCGTGTGATCTGCCTGAGAAACGACCGGCAGAAGCATATTTTCAACGGCTCACTATGGGATGTCGATGAGGTCGCCGACAAAATGGGTCGGCTCGATATGATCGTCGAAAGCATGGATGAGGATCGTTCGCCCGTCGAGGTGAGCGTCCACGAGGAATTTTTCAACGGGACTGAAAGCTGCCTTAAATGGTGGGAGAAGCGGGGGACGCAGGAGTTCGCATTCGGCTGGGCGATCACCTGTCATAAGAGTCAGGGATCACAGTGGGATAACGTCATTGTGTTCGACGAAAGCCGCGCATTTCGGGAGGCTCAACGCAACTGGCTATACACCGCCGTCACGCGCGCCGCCGAGAAGGTCACGGTGATCATATGAGCGCAAAACACGACGATCTGGTCAACTTGATCCGCCTCTACCTCTCCGAAATCGGGGCGGTGTCTGTTTCAGTCGACACCCCCGGCTTGCTTTATACCCGCGACGGTCGGCCAGCGAAGTTCGGCACGAAAGGCGCGCTCGACATTGCAGCGACATTCAAAGGCCGAGCCATCTGGATTGACGCCAAGACCGGTAAAGATCGCCTCAAACCGGCGCAGGTCAAATTTGCCGTCGCGCAGGAACGGGCGGGGGGAATAGCCTTCGCGGCATGGTCGGTCGACGACGTCAGGGCGCGCCTTGCTGCGGAGGGCCTGCTGTGAGGGACCGTGATTACCTGTTCGCTGGCAACGCCATCAGCGAGGTGAAGGCCAAAATCCACAACCAGATCGTCGATCACTACAACTGGATGGACGAGGCTCTGATCAATGCTCTGAATGACGGCAAAGACCCGATGGCGGTGACGCGCCTTTGGGGGCGCAATATCCGCGCACTTGGCGAAATGGCTGGCGAACTGTTACCGGACAGGCCGTGGCACGCGGCAAAGATGCGCGAGTTGACCGGCAATGCGAAGAAAGTGCTGAGATGGAAGGCTAGCGCTCTTAACTTTAACCCCGACAGTCCAAATCTCGATCTGGCGCTATCGGGGATGACGCCGTGGAACGATGGTGAAAAGTGGATGCTGGCCGTGGCATTGCCTGCGCCGGAGCCATTCTCGTTCGCACGAGAGCATGGTGGCCCCGATGGCATCATTCTGATCGATCCGAAGACCGGTGAGGCGTCTGTTCTGGGTGATTCTAACCCAGCGCTGATCCTGCCTATCGAGACAGATCACCTCACCGTCCACACCGACGCCAGGCTATGGGCGCGGGACTTCGCGACGGCCCGCGTCGAGTGGCTGTTCGGGAAGTTCAACGCCGAGCGCGTTGCCAACATCACGCCCAAATGGACAGGGATGCCCCCCGCAGCGCTGCTGATTGGCGACCCTATCAAGGTGGCGTGGCCTAGAGGTGCCAACATCACGGTTGGAGAAGGCGTGGACGCCAAGGCCATCCAGAAGGCGATCTACGCCCAGTCCAGAACCAGCCGGGTGCATCAGTCACAGAAAATAAAGAGGGTGGCATGATGAGCACCAATGTCGTCGATCTCAATGCATGGCGTCATAATCTCCAGATGGGAGACAAGGGGCCGAAGCGAAACCTGACGAATCTAATGGTTCACCTGCGTAATCTCCCCAGCCTCGGGAAGACGATCAAGCTCAACGAGATGACCGGCATAACCGAGTGGCGCGGAGATCCAATCACCGACACCGATTATGTCGATATCCAGATGATCATCGAGCAGGCGAGTTTCCAGCCGAACAAGAATGACATCCCGATCGCTGTGGCACGCATCGCAAAGGACAACGCTTATCATCCGGTGCGGGATTATCTCGACGGCTTGCAGTGGGACAATGTGACCCGACTGGACCAGTTTTTGCCCATCCTTTTTGGCACGCCAGACACGCCATATGAGCGAATGATCGGCGTGAAATGGATGATTGGCGCCGTCGCGCGTGTCTATCAGCCGGGCTGTAAAATGGACAATATGCTTGTCCTGGAAGGCCCGCAGAACATCGGCAAATCGTCGGCGCTCGCGGCATTGTTCGGCCGCCAGTTTTTCACCGAAATGGTGAACGAACTCCGCGACCACAAGAAATTCATGGAACAGATCGCCGGTAAATGGGTGGTCGAATTTGCCGAACTATCGGCCATCCGCCGCGCTGATGTCGAACTGGTGAAGGCCATAATATCGATGCAGGTCGATCGATCGAGGATGTCCTATGGCCGCAACCCGGTCGAGAATCCGCGCCAATGCGTTCTGGCCGCGTCGGTCAATCCAAAGCACGACAGCGGCTATCTTACGGACCCGACCGGCAATCGCAGGTTCTGGCCGGTGAGATGCTCATCGATCGACATCGCCAGATTGATACGGAAGCGCGATGATCTTTGGGCTGAGGCCGTCGTCAGATACCGCTCCGGCGAGAAATGGTGGCTGGATGACGACGAGGCGGGCGTGGCTGGAGGAGAGCAGTCCGAGCGCATGGCCGTCGACCCTTGGGCGGATGTGCTTTCCGCCAAACTGGTCGCTGGGTACTCTTATACCTCAGTCGCTATTTTGACCGAAATGATCAAGGTTCCAACTGACCGCCTTGACCAGTTCCAGAAGACCCGCCTCGCTGATGTGATGACGTTTTTGGGGTGGAAACAGCATGTCGCGAAGCGCCGTGGCGACGGCGGAAACAGGGTCAGTGTTCGCGAGTGGAGAATGTCGGAATGACGGTTTTTGCGATGAACCGATGTCTACACCATTTCGTCGCATTTTTGCGATTTGGCACTTACCTGTCTACGGGTTTTAGGCGAATTGTCTACGCCATTTTCCACACTGGCGTAGACACAAAAAAGCAAGCATTCCCAGCATCTTGCCCCGCTGTCTACACTGTCTACACTCTAAAAGACTATATAAATAAAAGGGTGATTTTAAGGGCTCTAAGGGGATGGGTGTGGTCAGGTGTAGTCACCCGTAGACAGGGGTGGTCTATGCGCACGGAATATGGTGCAAAATGACCCTCCCCCTCACCGACTACATCACCGCCCTGATGCGCCAACCACGAGAAAAGCTCGCACGCATCAATCCCGACAAGGCGGCGGCCCATTACGGCATCAGGCCGGACGTCGCGGAATATTATCTCAGGCAGGAACACATGCGCAGGAGGGCAGCACGATGAACGCATTACAGACGATCGAACCAGATCAGGTTTTTGAGGGATGGGTCGAGGCCGGCCGATCACTGGCCAATCAACGCCGCAACGTCGACTGGCAGATCGGCGACTGGATGGTCGAAGGCCGGGAGAAAGGATTCCTCAGTCAAGCCGGGTTCGATTTCCTATCCGAAAATCTCGGCATGACCCCAAAACGCCTGAAGGATATTGCTCGCGCCGCCGAAGCATTTCCCGCCCATATGCGCGACGCAAGCCTGAGCATTGACCACCACGCCAGCGTTGCCGACATCGAACCGCAACTTCGCATCGATTTTCTGTCACGCGCCAAGCAGGAGCACTGGACGCCTGAGCAGGTCAGGCATGAGGCGCACCATGCATCCGAACCACGCCAACTCAATCGCGGCCATGATGCCATGCTCGAAAGTTTCATCCGCCACTGGAACCGACTTCCGCGTCCGGCCAGGCTTGAAGCCGCCGAAATGATCGCGCAAAGCCATGGGGACGAGATAGAGCCATGAATTTTACGATCTCAGCCACGTACAGAGACAAAATGGCGTCCGTAGGTATCGGAGGGCCAAGAGTTGATAATTGCGCTCTATGGGGCTCAGGAGGGCAAATATGAGCATAACGGTTTATTGCCGTCCGTACGAACCAGCGCCCGAGGGGTTCGCGTCACGCTTCGTCAAGGATGGATGGCGCGGCATCGAACGCTATTACGGCGCTCGTACCGACATCATGCTCCGGTGGCTCAACGAATGCGACAAGGAGCGTCTACGTACCCTGCGCCGCCGTTACATGCGGGGGGATGTGACGGCTTTGGAGGAGGTTTCGCCATGACGCCAAAGCAAGAGGCGTTCGTCCGCGAATACCTGATAGACCTGAATGCGACGGCCGCAGCACGCCGTGCTGGATACAGCCAGAAAAACGCTGATCGCATCGGCCCAGAGTTGCTTGGGAAAACTTGTGTAGCAGCCGCTATCGAAAAGGCTTTGGCCAAGCGCGCCGAACGCGCCGAAATAGATGCTGCCTATGTGCTGAAGCGTCTTGTTGAAATCGACGATATGGATGTGCTCGACATCATGGGCGAGGACATGACCCTGAAGCCTATTTCACAGTGGCCTTCGGTTTGGCGTCGATATCTCTCAGGCTTCGACGTTGCGGAGATGTTCAAGGGCCGTGGCGATGATCGTCAGATTGTCGGCATCCTGAAAAAGATCAAATGGCCGGATAAGGTCAGGAACCTCGAATTGCTCGGCAAACATGTCGGCGTGCAAGCATTCCGCGATCAGGTCGCGCAAACCGGCACGATCAATATCAACATCGGCTCGGAGGATGCGGAACTCTGACCGCCGTCCTCACCCCAAAACAACGCGAAGCAAACCGCCTCCTCGCCAGCCCCGCCCGCAACATCATGCTCCGGGGCGGTTCGCGTTCCGGCAAGACGTTTCTCCTGTGCCGGGCGATCGTGCAAAGGGCGATAAATGCGCCGAATAGCCGCCATGTCATCTTCCGTTTCAGGTTCAACCACGCGAAGACATCGATCTGGGCCGACACACTGCCCAAGGTCATCAAGCTATGCTTCCCGACGTTGCGGGTGCGGTTCGACAAGACGGATTTCTACGCTGAACTGCCCAACGGTTCGCAAATCTGGATAGCCGGCCTCGACGACAAGGATCGCGTCGAGAAGATACTCGGATCTGAGTACGCCACCGTCTATTTCAACGAATCCTCGCAAATCCCGTGGGGGTCGATCGAGACCGCCATGTCTCGCCTTGCCCAGAAGTGCGCGCTGGCACCCGAGATAGCCAAGGCAACAGGGCGGACGGCACTCGCGCTCAAGGCATATTTCGACTGCAATCCACCCTCAAAGCTCCACTGGTCCTATCAGCTTTTCCGGCAGAAACTGAAGCCAGGCACGAAAGAGGCGCTGGCCAACCCTGACGATTACGCCGAGATGAAGGTCAACCCCGAGGACAACCGCGAGAACCTGCCGGAAGAATATTTCGACGTGCTCGACACCATGTCCACCGCCAAGCGCCTGCGGTTCAAGGAGGGCGAATGGGCGAGCGAGGTCAACAGCGCGCTCTGGACGATGGAGGACCGTTCCGCGCACGATGGCAAGCCTATCCCCGGCATCGACACAACCCGCGTTGCCGAGCATCCGAAACTTCGCCGTATCGTCGTCGCGGTCGATCCATCCGGAACCAAGGGCGATGACACAGGCGATGACATCGGCATTGTCGTGGCCGGTGTAGGCATTGATGGGCGCGGCTATGTGCTGGAAGACGCCACCTGCCAGTTGAGCCCGGAAGGATGGGCGCGCCGGGTGATCGAGATGTACCGCCGATGGAACGCAGACAGGATCATCGCCGAACGCAATTATGGTGGCGCTATGGTCGCGGCCGTCATCAAGGCCGCCGACCGCTCAGCGTCGTACAAGGAGGTCGTGGCAAGCCGTGGCAAGGTCGTTCGCGCCGAACCGATTGCAGCGCTCTACGAACAGGCGAAGGTCAGCCACTGTGGCCATTTCCCGGATTTGGAGGATCAGATGTGCAACATGACGGCTTCGGGCTACGTCGGTGAAGGCTCCCCCGACCGCGCCGATGCTCTGGTCTGGGCGCTGACGGAATTGATGCTCGATGGCGCTCGCCCATGGACCGACGCGCTTTAGCCCGTCCGTAGCTTTCGCGCGCGCCAACAAGGCACCGTCCGCCCCATGGTCACCATCCTAGACGCACGCGGAAATCCCATCGCGCCAAGGTCCAACGTCGTGCGTATGCACCGCGATGGACTCGCCAATCTCGTCAGTGGCGCTGGGACATCGCGAGACCGCAGCATCTTCGATCTGTGGTCGTTCATGGCGATGGATCAGCAGCAGCTAATGGCCGCCTATCGATCCAACTGGCTCGTTGGCAAGATCGTCGACATTCCGGCCGAAGACATGGTGCGCGAGTGGCGCAACTGGCAGGCCGAGAAAGACCAGATCGAGAAACTGGAGGAAGCCGAGCGCAAATTCGGCATCGTTGGCAAGGTTCAGTCCGCGCTCGCATTGTCGCGGCTGTGTGGTGGCGCCGCGATCCTGCTCGGTTTTGGCGATGTCAATCCGTCCATGCCGCGCCCTTCCAGTATCGGCCTCGACGCGCTCAAATACGTTCATGTTTTCAACCGTTTCGAACTGAGCCTTGGGGAGAAAAACAAGGACATTACGTCGCCATGGTACGGACATCCCCAATATTTCCGCATCGCCAGCGATTATCAGTCCGTCCCCATCCATCCATCGCGCATGGTCGTATTCCCCGGCGCGCCGGTCCCGAACATGGGCATGACGACATGGGAGGATCAGTTCTGGGGCGACAGCGTGATCCAGCGCGTCGACCGCGCCGTCAAAAACGCGGTCAAGGCCAACGACGGGTTCGCGCGCCTGATTGACGAAGCCAAGATCGATGTCTACCGCATGGCAGGCTTCATGGAGCAATTGGCGGCGAATGAGGCCACCGTCCGCCAGCGCGTCGAATATACCGACGCGGGCAAATCTTCCCTGCGCGGGGTATTTCTCGACAAGGATGACGAGTTCATCCAGCGCCAGCTTACCCTGACCGGAATGCCGGAAATGATCGAGTGCCTGATGGCGGTCGTGGCCGGCGCCGCCGATATCCCAGCGACACGCCTGCTCGGTCGCGCCCCGCAGGGCATGAACGCCACTGGAGAGGGTGACGAGAAAAACTACCACACGATGATCCGGTCGAAGCAGCGGCTTTACCTCGCGCCGACCATCGATCGCATCGACGATGTGCTGATCCCGTCCGTTCTGGGCACTGATCCCGCCAGCATCAGCTACGTCTGGAACTCGCTGGCGATCATATCCGACAAGGAGCGCGCCGAGATCGAGAACATGGAGGCGGATACCGTCTCGAAGATCGTATCGACCGGCCTCGTGCCCGATCCCGCGCTGTCAAAGGCTGTGCAGAACCGCATGATCGAATCGCAACGCTGGCCCGGCCTTGAACAAGCGATTGAGGAACTTCCGGACATGTCGTTTGATCCGGGCTCCGAAGACCCATCGGCTTTGACGCAACCGAACGGAAAGGAGGTTGATCCAACATCTCCCACGGCGCAGGGGCCGAGCGGAAGTCCGGCCCCTGCACGTGCGGCGAATGACGCGTGGCTTGCCGATGCATCACCTCGCCCGCTTTACGTTCAGCGCAAGATCTTGAACGCCGCCGATCTGGTTGATTGGGCAAAGGCGAATGGCTTTGCGTCGACACTGGCGGCAACCGACATGCATGTGACGGTGCTGTACTCTCGCGCCCCGGTCGATCCGATGAAGATGGGCCGTGACTGGTCAGAGGACGAGAAAGGCCGGATTATCGTTCGACCAGGTGGCCCACGTGCCATAGAGCGCTTGGGCGAAAACGCCGTCGTGTTGCGCTTTGTCGCGCCGTCACTCGAATATCGCCACCGCGATCTGATCGAGGCGGGCGGAAGTCATGACTATGACGAATATCGGCCCCATGTAACGCTGAGCTATACCGTTCCCGATGATGTTGATCTGGACGCAATCAAGCCATTCAACGGCGAACTCGTGTTCGGCCCGGAGATTTTTGAACCCTTGGATCTGGACTGGAAGGTGAAGGTCTCGGAGGAGTAGGCCGTGCCCATCGACCTCGCCACACTCGCACGCGCGAAAGGCATAAAAAGGGCGGTTACCCTCCGCCCGATCAACCCGACGCAGGCGCAGGCGCAGGAACTCGCCGCCATTCTCGTGCAGGTGACGAACGTCTGGAAAAGCTGGCTACCTGCCATCCTTGCCGGGTACGATCCGAAACCGCTCGGCGATGCGATGCTCACAGACACCGCCGACGCCATGCGTGGGGCCATCGAAACGGCGAACAGCGAGATTTCCCGACTGGTCATCCCGATCACGGCGCAATTGCGCAACTGGTCGGCGAAGATCGAGAAGTGGCATCGCGGCAAGTGGATCGACGCCGTCAACACCGCAACGAATGTCGATCTGTCCAATGTGTTGACGGCGATGCCGGTTCAGGAGACGCTCGGCTCGTGGCTTGAGCGCAATGTCGCTTTGGTCCGCGATGTCTCGGATCAGACGCGCGGGCGAATTTCGGACATCGTGTTCCGCGAGTATCAGAACCGCACACCCATCCGTGAAGTCGCCAAGCAACTGAACGAGGCTGCGGCGTTGGGCCGGAAGCGCGCGATACGGATAGCCGCCGATCAATCGTCGAAGCTGTCGGCGCAACTCGACATGGAGCGGCAGGCCGAGGCTGCGATTGAGCAATATCGCTGGCGTCATAGTGGAAAAGCGCATCCACGGCTCGAGCATCAGGCGCGCAACGGGAAGTTGTTCAAGCTGGGTGAGCCGTCAGGAGACACGCCAGGGCAGGCGCCGTACTGCGGTTGCCGCGCTCAAGCCTACCTCCCCCTTATGGATGAATTTGGGCTTTAGGAAGCACAGGTTTCTGTGTTAAGCACCCATCATGATGATCCTCACTCTGACTGCCCTTACCGCGTCAGTTCAGCCTCCTGCTGACAGATCATATATTCTCGTCGATACAGAGCGACCGGCGCAGGAAATTGCGCAATGTGTTGCTGGTTATTGGGACGAAGGAGGTAGGTCCGACGTTGGTGTGACGGCCTATGGCTTTAAGGTCGATTTTCGCTTCGGCAATTTCGGAGGTGCCGTCAAAGACCCTACCGTTTCCATGGAAATTCATGCCACAGAAGGTGGTAATTCGCTGCTGATGTACGGATTCGGTACATGGCGCGGCGCAATCAAGAATTTGTGGAAGCAGACAGCGAAGCGCTGTTATCCCGAACTGTTCAAAGTCAGTGTGGTTAAGGCGCTACCATGACCCCGATTGGTGGGACATCACAGAGTTCGGATGACCGTCCGTAGAGCATAACCCCATGCTCGCGCCAAACATGGCGCATGTATTTTGCCGACCGCCTCACTCTGGACGCACCGCGCCGCACCAAGGATGGCTTTCTTGCCGTTCGCGCCAAGGCTGCGCGGCTCGGCGTCTATGACTATGCAGGCAGCGAGGTAGACCCCGAGAACAAGCACGGCCTGCGCGATCAGGCGACGGTCAAGGTGCTGCGCGACGAAAATACCGTTTTCGACGAGCGCGCGGTCAAGAGCTTCATCGGTAAACCGATCACCGACAATCATCCCAGTCAAGCCGTCACCGCCGACAACTGGCGGCAGCACGCGCGCGGCACCGTCATGGGGGCAATGCGCGACGGCGATTATCTCGCCTTCGACCTGATGGTCACGGATGCTGAGGCAATCAGCAAGATCGAAGCGGGCAAGCGCGAATTGTCCAACGGATACGCCGCCGATCTCGAGTTCGGCTTGTTCACCGCCGCCGATGGCACCGTGTGCCCGGTTCGGCAGGCCAGCATTTCCGGCAACCATGTCGCTTTGGTCGATCATGGCCGCGCCGGTTCCAATTGCGCGATCAAGGATGGCGAGAAATTCGCCATTTGCGACGCAAACCCCGCCGCGATGTCGGCGTTCAATATGGAGAAGAAAGTGCCAAAGATCACGCTTGACGGCCTTGTGGTCGATCTGTCGGACGCGGCTGCCGTCGAAGCCGCGATCAAAAAGTTTCAGGACGCCGCGACGGCCGCTCAGAAAACCCTCGCCGACGCAAAGGCCGCCCACGACAAGGAGATGGCCGCGAAGGACGCAGAGATCGACAAGCTGAAAGGCCAGGTGGTCGATCAGGCGAAGATCGACGCGCTCGCCGACGCCAAGGCAACCGTCGTCGCCGATGCAAAGAAGATCGCTGGGGACAAGCTCGGCGACACCGCCGGCAAGACCGTCGCGGACGTTCGCCGCATGGCTGTTGCGGCCAAGCTCGGCGACGCTGCGGTTGCGGATAAGTCCGACGACTACATCGAGGCGCGTTTCGACGGGCTCAAGGATGGCGGCACGAGCGACCCCATCGCGCAAAACCTGCGGGATCAGCGGCATTCCACCACGAACGACAACGCTAGCGTGCGCGATTTCGTCCGCGCTGCTCAGTATTAAGGGAGGCGATAATGGCTGAACTTCAGACCACCTATTCCAACACGATCGCCGCCGCTTATGCAGGCATGATCGCCAATGGTGAAACGGGCAACCGCATCACCCGCACATGTGAAACCGCTGCCGGGATCGGCTTCGGTAAGGCCGTGTATCGCGGCGCGAACGATCACGGATGCCTCCTTGCGCAGACGCTGGCAGGCGCGGGTTCGGAGGCCGCTGGCAACGTCGGCACCGGCACGATTACCGCTACGCCGACGATTTCGGCTGGCGCAAAGATCGGGCGCTACACCGTCACCCTGCTCGCTACTTCGGCGACCGGCGCTTTCAATGTCACCGATCCCGATGGCATCGTTATCGGCACAGGCAAGATTGCCACGGCATTCAGTGCTGGTGGTGTCGCCTTCACCTGGGCGAACGGCGACACGATGACGATTGGCGATCAGGCCTATGTCGACGTCACCGGCAACGCCTTCCTCGGCATCTCCATTGCCACGTCGGGTCAGCAGATTCTCACCGGGCAGGATGCTGACGAATATCAGCAGTATGACAACGTGCCGATCCTGACTTCTGGGGCCATATGGGTGACCGCTGGCGGTACGGTAACGGATGGCGCCGCCGTCCATGTCGCTGCCGATGGCGATTTCGATACCAGCGGCATCCCGCTGCCCGGCTGGGTTTTTGATACGAGCGGGGCTGATACGAACCTTGTCAAGATCGTGAAGCGCTGAGGAGACGACAAAAATGAACGCGATCACTCATAATTTCTTCGACAGCGCTTCGGGTCGCATCACCGATCCTGTCGCATTCATGGCCGCCCCGGCGGATGTGAAGGCCCATGTCATGCGGGTGTGGGCTGCGGACAACGCCCGCACCGCCGCGACGTTTGCAGACAAGGTTGACGCATTCCTGAGCGACTCTCAGGTTGGTTACGCCTTCCTGACGCCGCAGCTCTACCGCATCGAAACTGAGGTCTATATGACCCGGTATCCCAGCTTCGACATCAGCCGTTTCATGACGGTCGATACCTCGGGTGATATGTGGGACGTGGGCACCCTGGTCTATTCGATGGATCAGGTTGGACAGGCTGAGTTTCTGTCCGGCGCATCCTTCGATATGCCTTATGCATCCGCCAAGATGGCGCAGGCCACGCATAACTTTCACCTCGCTGCCGTTGGCTATGAGTGGAACACGCAGGAATTGCAGCGCGCCGCCAAGTTGGGACGTTCGCTCTCGAACGACAAGGCGATGGCTGCCAAACAGGCGGCCGATCGCTTCATCTACCAGATCGCGATGGACGGCAAGACGCCGACCGCCGTGGCCGAAAAGGGTTGGACCGGGTTCATCAACAACGGGTCGGCGCCTTCCGCGCAGGTTGCAGCCGATGGCACCGCGTCATCGCGGCTGTGGTCGGCAAAAACGGCGGACCTCATCCTGCGCGATATTAACGAGGCGCTGACGACGGTCGAAACCGGCACTGGCGAAACGCATGTGGCAAATACTCTGGTCCTGCCTACCACGAGCTACAACTACATCGCCACTCAGCGCATCGGCGACACCAACGCGACGATCCTGTCCTTCCTGCTGGCGAACAACGTGGCTGGTGAAGGTCTGACGATCCTCAAGAGCCGCGCGCTGGAAACCGCTGGCACCGGATCGTCCACACGCATGGTCGCCTATGACAACAACAGCCAGGTGCTGAAGTTCCACTTGCCCGGTGCGCATCAGTTCCTGCCGCCGTTCCAGAAGTCGAGCATGACCTATGAAGTCGGTGGGATCATGAACGTCGGCGGGCTGGAAATCCGGCTTCCCAAGGCAATTGTCTACCGGGACAGCTTCTGATGGCTAAGGCCAAGGTCAGGAACATCTCGACCGGCCCACGCGGCGCATATCTCGATGGTGTGCTCGTGTGGGCCGCGCCGGGCGAAGAAATCGAGGCGGACGACTTCTCGGAAGAGTGGTTCGAAAAGATCGCGGCAAAAGCGGTAAAGTCTGCGGACAAAGAGGGCTGATAAATGGTCGCGTTCACCAAGCTGAATGGTTTTGTCGAGGATCTCGCCGAAAAGGTCCACAACCTCGGCAGCGATCAACTCGTCATCGCCCTTTCGAACACGGCGCCCGGCTCGGAGACCACGCCTCCGACCGGCGCAACCGGCACCAATATCCTCGCGAACATCACGCAGATCAGCTACACCAACTGCTCGACCCGCAATATCACGACGTCATCGAGCGCGCAGTCGGCTGGCACCTATACGCTGGCGCTGACTGATTTGGTTCTGACGGCGAGCGGTGGCACGGTCGGGGCATTCCGCTACGTCTACATCTACAACGACACGCCCACGTCGCCCGCCGATCCGCTGATCGGGTATTGGGATTACGGATCGTCGATCACGCTCAATAGTGGTGAGACGCTGACAATCGACTTCGCCGCTGGCACCATGACGCTTGCTTGAGGGACGAACGATGAAATTCACGACTGAAGCAATCCAGAAGCGCATGGATGAGCTGGGCGAACAGCGCGTGCCGCTATCGGATCAGCGCGATGCGTTGTGGGCCGAGCTGAGCGCGCTGAGCGCTGGCGATACCGAACTGTCGGTCAAGGATGCCCGCGCGCGCGAATCGACCATCCGCGACGAGATCAAGGCCTTGAATGCCAAACTGGCGCCGATCGATGACGAGCGAGCAAATTGCGCGCGTGCGTTGGGAGCCAAGCGCCTGCTCGCTGAATGACGCTAAGGGTGTAGCAATATGGGCGCTCCTGTCGGAAACGGCTTGCTGGTCGATTCATCGGCCAGTCAATCGACCTATACCGACGCCAATGGCGGCAGCGCTTATACGGTCGGTTCGGGATCAAATCGCGCCGTTATTATTTCGGTGTGCGGCTATCTGGACTCCGGCTCCGGCACGCCCGGCGCATCGGCAATGGTGTTCGGCACGCACAGTATTGCGAACGGCCAGATTGTTGCGCTGGGGTCTTACACCCGCAATGGCGCGAGCTGGGTTCAAAATTTCGTTGTCGTCAATCCAACGGCGGGTTCCTCAAGTTTCTCCATAACCTGCACCAACCTGCACCGCGCGATGGTGGTTCGGGTTGCCGAATATAACGACATCGATCAGACCACGCCGGTCGGGTCGAACATCGGCACGTACAACAACGCATCCTCGGCTACCGCCACCGGCACGCTGACGACGACGGCTGACGACAGCACAATTCATTTTGCGGTCTGCCACGAGGCGGATTTCGGCACCGTGACTGCTGGCGACGGCGGAACGCTGATCGGCAGCACCGCCACTGGCACGCTTGGCACGAACGACTGTACCGGCGCGACCAGTTACGAGGTGATTTCGGGGGCTTCCGGAGCTTCGGTCAGCACGTCAATCAGCGGCACGGACACGGACAACACGGTTGGGCAACTGATCGAGTTGATTCCGGCGTCATCGGGCTACACCCTCACGGCCGATGCATCCTCCTACAGCTTCACTCCGGCGGCGGCCGGAGTTCTGGCGTCGCGGTCACTGTCTGCGGGTGCTGCGTCATTCTCGTTCGGCGTTGCCGATGCCGGGCTTTCCGTCAGCCGCACGATCACCGCTGCGGCAGGATCATTCGCGTTGACCGGCGCGGATGCTGGTTTTTCAGCAAGCAGGACGCTCACAGCGGATGTTGCGTCGTTTTCGTTTGCCGGTGCAGACGCCACAATTTCCTATGGCCTGATAATGTCGGCGGGGGTCGCGTCCTATTCGGTCTCATGGGCTGATGCCAGCGCGCTATATGGTCGCGTTCTGACCGCTGGGGCGGGTTCATACACATTCACGGCCGCCGATGCTGCGATAGCCGGTTCTGCGGCGTTTACTGCCGACGCGGCGTCCTTCGCGCTGACATTGGCCGATGCGTCTTTCCTGCGCGGCAATATCCTTGTCAGCGAGGCGGCGTCCTATTCACTTGCCGTCGCCGATGCATCGTTCGCGCTTGGGCTGGGTATGACCGCTGGCGCCGCCTCCTACACACTGACCGGCGGTGGCGTAACATTCCTGCGCGGTCTGGTTATGCCCACTGAGGTCGCGTCCTATACGTTCACTGGCGCGGATGTCGTGTTCAGCGGCGATCAGTTCATGACCGCCGAAGCCGCGTCGTTCAGTCTCGCGGTGGCCGACGCTGGCTTTGCGCGCAGCATGTCGATGGCGTCCGATGCCGGGGCGTTCGCGTTCACGGGATCTGCGGCCGCTATGACCCTGAGCCGCATCATCCCAGCCAGCGCCGCCTCGTTCAGCCTCGCCATTGCTGATGCCGGGTTGAACTATGGGCACAGGATGCAGGCGGATTCGGTCGGCTATACGCTCACCGCTGGCGACGTGACGTTCTATCGCGACCTTTCGCTTGTGGCGGGCGTGGGGTCATTCATAGCGACCATCGGCGATGCTGCGCTCGCCTATTCGGGCGCCATCACCTATGCGGTTCCGTCGATCCGCAACGTCGACAGCATCGCCGGGCCGCGCGCCGCTGTGTCGATCTCGTTCGCACGCGATGCGGCGTCGATGTCGGTATCGAGGTCGGTTTCAAGTTCATAGGAGTGCCAAATGCTGAAATGGTCCCCGAAAGATCCCGACGAGGTTCTCGATTATAGCTGGACGCCCGCGATCGATACGGGCGACACACTATCGACGGCGACCCTTAGCGTTATTGATGGCTCGGTGGCGATCGACAGTCAGGACGATTCGACCGGCATCCTCGTCGCGTTTCTATCGGGCGGCGCGGATGGCGAGATTGCTGAATTTCTCGCGCGGGCAACGACTACGGGTGGACGCACGTTCGAGGAAACCATCATCCTGCCGATCAGGGCGACGACGGGTTCTGCTCTCGCCAATACCCTGGTCGATATGTTCCCGGCGTTCGCGTCCGTCACCGCCGGAACCGTCGACACATGGCTGACCATCGCCGCGCGCACCGTCACATCCACATTCGGCGACGATGAGGACTACGCCAAGATGCTGCTCGCCTGCCACCTGATGACCTTGCAGGGGATCGGCACCGGCGAACAGGCGAAGTTGGCGCAAACCGGCGTTTCCGAAATGAAATCCGGCACGATCTCGCTCAAGTTCGCCGAGGCCCGGGCCGAGATGGGCGAATATGGCAAGACCTCCTATGGGCGGATGCTATGGCCCTATCTCAAGGCATATATGGGCGGACCTCGGGTGATGGCCACCGGCACATACCCCGTCTATCCGAGCCTCACATGAGCTTGCTTGACGGTGGCATCGCATCGGTTTTCGGCTCGGTTTTCGGCGGGCTCTACCCTGATGGCCTACTACACAGGGACGGCACCGAGCCCGTCTATGACAGCTTCGGCAACATCACCGGGTATTCCACGGCGGAAGACATCGCGATCAAGGTTCAACGCGACGCCTGCTCCTATTCGATGCAGCGGGCGCAGGGGTTCTCAGATGGCGATGTGATGCTGATCATCCTCGCCGATGGGCTGGACATTCTCGTCACAACGGACATGCATGTGACCGATGGCGACGGCAATCGGTGGATGGTCAAAAGCGCCGATCTCGATGCGGCGTCCAGTCATTGGGTGCTTCGTGGGCGCGCGGCGTAATGGCGAGGATCACCGGGGCACGCGAACATAAGGCTCATCTCCGGGCGATTCGTTCCGCAACCGCGCGCGAGGTGGGCAAGGCGATATTCGTTGCTGCCGATGCGCTTGCGGTGGATGCCGCGCTATCGATCACGGAAGGGGCTGTGTCGGGAAAGAACCACGTCGTGAGCGCGCCGGGCGAACCGCCGAATTCCGACACCCATCTGCTCGACAGATCGATCGAAGCAACGAAAACCGGGCCGCTCACCGCCGAGGTCAGCGCCAACGCGCCATACGCTGCGGCGCTCGAATTTGGTACGTCAAAGATGGCCGCCCGCCCTTACATGAAGCCTGCCGCCGAACGTATCAGGCCCAAGGCGGAAGCATTCGTGCGCGCGGCGACAAAGCGCGCCGTCGCAGGGAAAAAGCTCTAGCCGCGCTCGTCCGTATTAATCCCCCACAGCCATCGCCACAATGCCGCCTGATCCATAGATCAGGAGATTAGAATATGGCTGGCGTAACCGGGGAAATTTCCCTCAGCATCAAGGCATCCCTGTCCGGCACCGCCGATCTCGGCACCCCGCGCGCGGGTATCGACACCATCACGCAGCTTTTGCAGATTTCGGCTGGCACCGCCGCTGTCAATCAGGCCGATCTGATGTTCGCCGATCAGCGCACGCTCGCTGCCAGCGCAACCGAAGACCTCGATCTTGCTGGCGTGCTGACCAACGCATTCGGCGCCACCATTACGGCGGCCGAAATCGTCGCGATCTATATCGAAGCGGCGTCCGGCAACACCAACAACGTCAACGTCACCCGCCCAGCCTCGAATGGCTTTGTCGGCCCATTCCTTGCCGCTGGCGATGGTATCGGCGTAAAGCCCGGCGAATATGCGCTGCTCGTCTCGCAAACCGGATGGGCAGTGACGGCTGGAACCGGGGATCTGCTCACCATCACTAACAGCTCGTCCGGCACTGGCGTCACCTATGATATTGTGATCATCGGGCGCTCCGTCGCGGCGTGATGAATGAAGGTCCGCTTCTCAAAAGGCTATGATCACCGATGGCCCAGCCGGGCAATAACGCATTACCCGGCTGGCTGGGAGGGGACGGTCAAGCGTGAAGCGGGTGAAGCGGCTGTATCAAAAGGGTACGCGACAGAAGTGCGCGGACGTGGTAAGAATCGCGCCGATGCCGAAACCTCCGACATGGCAGCAACTGACCAACTGGCTGGATGCGACGGTCACGCTGATAGTGGGGACGGCATTCCGGTGCACGGGGATGAAACATCCGGCCAATGACAATTCTCCCGTTACACTCTGCGCGAAGCGAGATTCTCTCGACCCTCAAGACTGACAGCGCACTGACGGCTGTTGTGCCAGCGTCACGCATATGGCCCCAGAAGACGCCAGCGAGCCCGACATGGCCGTTCATCCGCATCGACAGCATGACGGCGACGCCAGGGCGCTATGACTGCGCGGAAGGGTCGGAAATCACCGGAACCGCGCATTGCTTCACGAAGGTTGACACTTCGGTCCTCGATCCCGAGGCGCAGGCAATGTCGATCTGCGATCTGATGGGCACAGCGCTTGAAGCGTTGGGCGAATGCCATATCGGCGTTGTGCAGATTATCATGGACCCGGAGGAAGCCGACGCCTTCCACGGCATGGTCCCATTCCGCCTTTCCAAGGTCTGATCGCCCGTCCGTAGAGCCTTGGCCTTGACGGCCATACCGTTCCCGTAAATTAATTCGGGAGTTCCGGAATTGGCCTATACCAACAAGCTCAAGGGTACGCGCGTTGCCATCATGATCGGCGATGGCGCGACGCCAGAGGTTTTTACGACGCTGTGCGGCATTTCGACCAAGGGATTCCAGCAGACCCGCGCCACCTCGGACACCACCGATTGGGATTGCGCTGATCCCGATGCGATCCCGGTCATCACCCGCGATGTCAACGCAACGGACTGGTCTATTTCAGGCTCTGGCCTTCTGCACCGCCCGTTGCTCGCCACATTGCAGGCGGCTTATGACACGACGACCACGACCAATTTCCGCTTCTATTTCGATGAGGCGTCGGGCGATGAGGTCATCAGCGGCTATTATGAAGGCCCCGGCATCGTCACCGATCTCAATATCACTGCCACAAATGGCGAATATATCCAGATCAGCCTGACCATTACGGCGGGCGGCGCAAAAAGCTTCGTTGCCATCCCCTGATCCATCGCAACCCTGCACCTACAG